GGCATGTTACCCTCGTATGCGTAAGACTTACGAATCAAGCTGATTTGGTTACGCATCTTGGAAGGAGCAACCCAGTGGCTCTCGTTTCCGCGTGATCCGCTCATTGCAGCAGGTGCGTACAACTGAACGAACAGCTTGTTTGTGAAAGCAGAACCGTTAACACCGGCACCATCAGCAGCAACCAACTGACAGCTGTACTCATAGCCGTCCGCCACAGGAGTGGGGTCGTCCATAATACGGAGCTGAGTTCCGTCTGGAGCTTCGATGATGTACTGGCGCACGAACCAACGCTCATTAAAGGTCAGTTTAATTCGGGTGTGGTTCGCTCCAGTACCGGATTGAGCCTTGCACTCCAACGCCTTGTTCATACGGCCCATCACTGGGTAATCGTACTCAATGTCGTTGATGTACTTAGTTGCACCCATACCCTCAGTCAAGTAAGAAAGCGGGAAACGCTTGTCCTCTTGTCCAGCGAGGTGGGTGATAACAGGGGAGAGAACGTCCGGTTGAGTGAGGAGCGCAGCGGCGAGGCTGTTCTCATCAGTCATAGCAGACGAGTTGAAGGTGTCTTCGTAAAGACGTAGCTTCTTAATGTTGTCAGCAGACATGGTCTAAAGTTTAGAATTAAGGGTTATAAAAGATCTTTCAATGAGGGAAGTTTCTTTGGTGCCTTGTATGCGGTCTGCCCTCCCTTCATACGCTGATTGGATGGCTTACGCTGCTGCAGCTTTTCCTTTAAATTCTTTGCTTTCTTGGTATTCTGTGTGTTGGACACAAGCTTGTTGAGGTCGAATTTCTTCCAAAGCAAGTATTCCATTGCGACTTGAGTTTCCAAGTCCATGCTTTCACGCTCAATCAAACGTTGAGTGCGTCCTTGATTATCTACGGCATCGCTCATCCATGAGAAGAACTTATTGCGATCCGCTGTAGGGATTTGGAATCCCCGTACTACGCCTTGGTCAATCGTGTCACGAATGCTTGCCCATTGTTGCTGGACTTGCCGTTGATTTTCCTCAGCCTGCTTTCGCTGTTGCTCTACCAACTCCTTCGCTTCACGCTCCTGAGCTGCTTTGAGCTTTCCTAAGCTGCGGTTAGCCTGACCCATAAGAATACCGGCATCCACATACTCTTGAACCGTTTCAGAAATCTCTTCAGCGGTATAGCCCTGACGTTGCAAGAACTCCTGGACTACCATACGCTGCATAGAGACATCTTCATCACTCAGCTCAATGGCTCCAAAATCCACGTTTGGATTGGTAGCCTCAAAGTATTTCTTAGAATCCCCACCGTTATAGCGGTACTGCAAGTACTGCTCTACGTCTGGGAACTGTGAGAACACTGCATCAAGCTGCTCTTTAGCAATCTCCTGAGCTACTGCTTGAGTAAATCCTACAACACCGTCGTAGTCTTCACCAAACTCGCCTTGGACATCATAGCCCATTTTCTGGCGCAGAGTGTCAATAATGCTCGCTTCTTCCTCTTCCCCCGCTTCCGGTTCGTCTGAGGTTTCTGCTTCTGGTTCAGCGGCAGGCTCATCAGCAACTTCCTCAGCTGCTGGTTCTTCTACCTCTTCTTGTTGTTCAACTTCAGGCTCTGCAACTTCTTCTACAGGCGCCTCTTCTTCAACTGCCGCCTCGGGAGTAGGGATACTCGCTGGGGCTTGGTCATTAAGCAGGTTTGCTACGCTTACCTGACTTAAATCGAGTGATTTTTCTTCTGCCATTGCTACAAAAGTATTTGATATACCGAATTATATGACGGATTTCCTATGAGAAACGTTTATTTTACTAATATCAACCTTTTTGCCTTTGGAGGTCTACTTTTTGACGCTCCACCTCCAGCCTTGCCTTGTCAATTTCATCCTTACGCCCGTTACCATCGGCATCAGTAGTCATCTTAGCAGCAAGGTCCATCTTCTTCAACTCTACCTTAACAGCTCTATCGCGCTCATTTTGATCAGCCTCAAACTGCTGCTTCTCAGCTTGCATCTGTTGTTGGGCTTGCATCTGTGCCTGCTGCTGTTGTTGCTGCATCTGCTGTTGTTGCTGCTGCATTTCCTGCTGCTTGCTATCAACCTCTGCCAAGAGTGTCTTGATTTTGCTGAAGTTGTTAGTATCGAGGATTTCTGCAATCGTACCGGGCTGTTGTCCGTTCTGCGCAAATGCCTGTGCAAGACCTTTGAGCTGTTGGAGCTTGTCTTGCTCGCGGCTATTGTTCTTGACAAAGACACCGTACTCCGCTTCTTGATACTCCTCAGGGTCAATGTTGATCATAGCTGTACGCAAATCGCTTGTCACATAAGTCATCTTCTTGCCTTCACGCCACGCAATCTTGCTTGTATCTAGCAAGCCCAAGTATTCGCGCTCAATGAAGTTCTCAAACCGGCGGAACAGCTCCTCGCTAATGACAGAAGACTGGAAAATGGCACGCTCAGTGGTGCCCACACCATCAGAGGTTTTCACCTGACCCTTTCGCTGCCGGCTAATACCAATCATCTCCTCCCACTCCGTCTTGATAGCCTGCAAAAGCTGGAACTGTGCAGCGATATACTGACCTAAGGACATATCCAGTACCTGATACTGGTTGAATGTCACGCGCTCGTTGTTCTTGCCCTCTGCTGTAGAGTCAATAAAGGCAAAACCCATAGCATCTGCGTAGTACATGAACTTCTCCTCATCCCACCCATGGCGTTTGGGGATGGTGTTCATCTCCATCAGCATAATCTTGTCCTTGTTCTTAGCAATAGACAGCTCCAGTCGGTAGTGGAATACGTTGTAAAGCACCTGATACGCCAAGCCCATGCTACACACACTGATGTTGTCGCTGTGTCGATTGCTGTACACACGACCGTTGTATGGCAGCTTGCAGACAGAAATGTTATTCATTTCATTGCGCTGCACCGGATGCGGTTGGTGAGATACATAGATGTCTTTATCGATCTGGTATCCTTCCCATACCTCGTTCACCCAGTAGTAGGTAATATCCTCGCCCTCCTCTTTTTTGTAGGACTCGTCAACTACCATCTCCTGCTCCTGCCCTAACTCATCAGTGAACTTGAGAATACCTACACGGCTAAAGGACTTCCAGCAAACGTGCAATACCTCCACCATACGGTCGGACTCATCGTCCTCTGGCTTGTTGATGAACATACTCTGCACACCTCCGTAGCTGCTATCTCGGTATTTACCATGCGGAGCTTCGAGTCGGTCAATGTCTTTGCTGCTCAACACATCATAGAAGCGGTCTACAACTTGGTTTACCGACATGATTTGGCGGCGGACGACCCAATCAGCGTCTTCAATGAACTCTACATCTGGTCCTTTCTCATAGTCAATATCCAAAGGCGACACGACATCATACTCAACGTCGTTCATACATACGTCCTTGTACGTATAGCACTCACCGGCAATAAGCCAGTCAAAGAACAAACGCTGGCTCTTATCTTCAAAGTTCAGCCAGTCGAATAGGTAGTTCAATACCTCTTGACCTATGATGGCACGAGAATCGCGGTAGTTACTGAGTACCTGCTCCATGTACTCCTCAGCAACAGGCATCTCTTGGGACTCCTGCCCCGTTTCCATACCCTGTGCGTTCGCCTCATTGATAAAGACTTGCTCTAAGTACTCCTTAAACTGCTGCTGGCGGTACTTGTCAAAGCGTGATTCGATATCCGCATTGCGTACAACCACCTGATAAGCCATGGGACGCTTAGCTTTCTCACCTAAGAGCAGGTCAACTACCGGCTTGATGATGTTATAGTTCCTCAGACGTGCAGGGAAGTTCTTCTTTGCCCAAGCCTCACTGTTGTAAGGATTGGTAACATAGTTGTAGTCTGCCTCACGGATATTACCGTTATAGGCTTCGTAGTACGTCTGCAACGTGTGCTTGGTGCTCGTACTAAAGCTGCTGCGGTTGATGAATGCACGAATGCACTCTTTAGCCCAGTCTTTAGTCTTGCGAGACCTAGCAATTTTTTGTTTAGGGATTTGAAACATCCGTATGCGTTTTATGAGAAGAAGGCTCGATCAAAAAAAGTGTTTTCGCTCTGTTGCTCTACTAACTGAACTTCTTTTGTATGCAGATCCTTCAGATGGAACATGCCTACCAGCAAGGCGGATACCCGGTCAAAGTTTCCGCGCCTGTTGTACTTTACTAGCTCATCGATAAGTGCTATATCGTAAATGAAATGCAAGTTGAGTTTTTGCTCACCTTGCTCATCACGACCTCTCGGTGTCTTGAGCCAGTCTCGTAAGTAAATTTCTGCTTGCCCTTTGCGTTCTTTGCTACCCATGCTCATACCGTAGCTACGGCCCAGCTTGCGTATCCGAACGTTGTCTGTTTTGTCGAAGATTTCTACCTCCGGCATCAGATACTGCATTAGTTTATGACGCTTGGCATAAGGAATGATCTCACCTCGGTCATTCTCGAAACCTATACGTGCATTATAATACTTTGCTAGCAAAAATAGGTTATAGTTGTACTCATCCTGCGTATCAGGACGTCCTACATAGGAAGCAACAATCATATCGTCCGGCTGACTAAGCGTATTTACACGTTTTATGACGTATGCGGCTCCTAGAGACGTGCCATAGCCATCCTGGGCGTAAGGGTCATGCACGATGATGTACAAATCACGTGGTACCTCGCCATTTTGCTTGTAGGGTGACTGATAAACTACTGGACATCCGGTAGTATCGTCCCCACGTTGTACCGGAAACTTCATTACAGGGCGTAGTCGGTCGTCTGGACGCAATTTGACGCCTTCTTTACCCTCTACAAGGTGCCCTGCTACAGCCAAACTCTTAAACATACCGCTGCGAACTAGCTCATTGCGGTGCTCAATCAACGCAGCCGTAGGGAATACGTTGCTACTGTGCTGTAGGAAAGCTTCTTTGGGAGTAAAAGGGTACTCGGTAATGTGCTTATCAAGCACCCCCGCATCTTTCGCGTCACGCTTGATTTGCTCTCGTGTAGCCTCCTCAGATTGGCGAGCACCTGCAATATCGCTATTGCCATCGTGGTCCATATGCCCAATCTTGTTTTTGTATGCCGGGAAGAAGTACCCACAAGTGGTATGGTCGCTGCTTTCGTCCCAGATATTGGTAATAGGTAGGAGGTTGTATGCTTCTGGGTTATAGAACATACTCTCAAAGTCGATAGTACCTCCAGCCATGTCACCACCCGTACCAAATAGAATCATCTGCCCCGTGGTGATACCTCCATCCTCTACAGTTGGCTTAGTTGCCAGGTATGACGCTTTAAGATTGTCAAAAGCGCCACACTCTTCGAAGATTACGATGGAGGCATCTTTACCACGAGCAGCGTCTGGGTTGTCTTTAAATGTGATAGCCTCTACTTCCGACTTGTAGCCCTTCTCCACCTGCTGGCCCGACATATACTCTAAATAGCTGGCCCTGCGGTGGTTTTGCTTGTCTACAACTTGGCGCCTTTTAGCCCAGCCGGTATGCTCATTCAAGAAGTTCATGTTGTCAGTAACCATTGCCATGATACCTTTAGGGTACAAGTACTTCTTGTCAAATGCGCATAAAAGGGTGTAGCTGTTACGTTCCGTATTGAACGTATTCGTAACAAGAGCAGCGTTTTTATAAGAGAATCCCTTACGACGCGCCTTACCTACGATCATATGACGCCCACCATTCATATGAGCCTCTTCCACGTGTGTGGAAAGGTTCAGCCTTTCATAGTCTACTGGTTTGATCCCGTTACGGGCTATCTCCTGCAGCCAGAAGTATTCATAGTCCCCATCCCAGAAGTTGGGGAAGCTCAAAATCTTCTTGTTACCCTTGTCAGTCAGCTTTATCTGTACGTAATTCAAGTAGAAGTAATGGTGTCCAGTGATGGACACATCTCCTACCGTGTACCCCTCAGTACACCGGCGTAACTGCTCTGCCCAAAACTCAAAGTATGCTGCAGACCCCTCTGGGTCGCCGCAGTAGAAGCCATGTTCTAGAAAATGACGGCCTGCTCTATTGAATTCACGGGTGTTAGTCAACATTGTCGTCAATCTTCGAAGAGGCCTTTCTTACCTCCACCTTTAATACGCGTATCGTTGGACTCTTCCTTGCGGACTTTCTCTTCAAGAACGGTAATGTTCTCAATCGCCTTAGGGAGCTTTTCAGAAATCTCCAACATGCGTGTAACGGAACGAGTAACAGGGTCAATATCTTCCAAATCAGGATCAGCAAGAGCAGCATCAATGCGCTCACGTAGCGTATCGATGAGCCGACTGCTCGTAAGAAGACCCTCCCTAATAGATGCAAGACTTTTAAGGGTGGGAGTTTTTGACAGCTCCAAATACTTTGCAATAGCTGCTTTGACTTTGTCATCGGGCTTATAGTCTTTGCCCAACCCTGTATCTGTGGACACGCGTAAGCGCCGCTCGTCTTCCGGATAAATGTAGTAGGGCGATTTATGGTCGTGGATAAAGTAGATGTAGCTAAACTCCTTGAGCGCCTCTTTCTTATCCTTCGTCCGGTCACGTGTGAGCAGCGCTTTAAACTCAGGGATGAGTTTCAGCTCTACGTCTACTACTACCTTAAAGTTTTCTTCTCTGAATAACCGCATGGTTCAGTTTTGACAATCGCCCAGGTTTGACATAGAACTTGCCGAGATATGGTAGGCGCACGGTACTAAAGGCGCCCTTCTCCATGTGCTTACGTAAAAATCCAAACTGACTCATTACTACCTCGGCCACCTCATCATACGTGCCTCCGTCTTCCTCAACAATCTCAAGGATGATTTCGTGCATTACTTTACTCGGGCGGGGCATATACGTAGTAGGTTATGGTCGGGTGTTCGGGGCCTATAGTAATCTGAGTCTCGTAGTTTACTGACTGGCCTTCTAGTTCAGCAGCCATTTGCAGTTCAAAGGCAAAGAGTACATCGAGACTTTGAATCTCATACTCCAGCTTGAACAGCGGTTTCTGCGACGATGAATTTGAAGGTAAGAGACTCAAGGGTTCCGTCAGGTTTTACAATGTCGTTGTATCGATACACTCCACTGCGATCCTTATAGATGACCTGCTTGTCCTTTAAACTCTTCACATAGTTGTTTAGCACCGACACGCTCTTGAAGCTCATCACCTCTGCTACGTGCTTACGTGCTTGCATACTGCATGCCACTTCTTGGTCGTACTCTAAGAAATGCAGCAAGGCATCTAGCTCACGCGGAGTCAGCTTCAAGATACCATTCAATAGCTCTAAGTAATGGCGTACGAAACTTTTCTTACTTGTTTGAATCTCCAGCTGCATTCTCCTGGTATTTGTTCACGCGATCAATCTTACGGTTCAAGCGCTTCTTGAGCAGCACACGAACTTGCTTAAGTAAAATGATGCAACACTGATTCTCGACTGAGAAGTTCTTGTTCTGTAGAGCATACAGACGATCGATGAGCATGCTTACCACCTCCTCATTGGTCGTCCCTGGATTGAACCCGGTAGGTGTCTTCTCTGTGAAGCGCACCGTTTGGTACTCAGTTTCTGACTTGAAGTTGTGCAGCCGATACTCTATCCCGGGCTTGACAATTTCCATGACATTTAATTTCCTCGAAATATAGGAAAATTATACAGTCTCAGCTTGCTGTTCCCTGAACCTACGCTTATTATAGATTTTCTTGGTCACCATATCCTTCTCCTCCCTGGTCGCAATGCATTGATAAAACTCATCGTCCAGCGCCTTAATCTCAACCAAGAACTGATACCAGATCTGCTCAGCGGCAACCGGGTTCTTCATGTCAAACTTACTCTTAGTACCCAGATTAGCTTGAATACAAGCATTCATCTCTAATAGGGCATCAATCTTCTTACGTGTCTCCACGTCCTTGTAGTACTTACTCATAATAGCATAACAGATTAGCCAGACTTACAGTTCTCTAATAGGGCATAAGTCGCATCATCCATGTCCTCGTGTAACATGTCCCCGGATATATAGACACCCGTGGTCGTTTGGATGATAACAACATCCCCACCCCCTTGACACTGGTAGAATGTAAACAAGTAATTGTCTACACACTTCATCGTGTACAGGGGGTCTATAAACATACCCAAAGTTAGGGAAGTATGAGTTTGCTTACCACCCCCACTATACCTCCCCGGTGTTACCCCCACAAGACAACACCCCGGTGGCGTGTGGAACGGGACTTGCTCGTTCCTCACAAGTAACCCCTTAATCTCATACACCGTGAAGGACATTACCCTCTTTCCCATCCGCAAGACCGACACTGGTCTCACCGCAACTGTACGAACCCCAGATTCTCTTGAGGAACGTCTGCTCTTTGTAGACGACGCCTATACTGCCAAACACCTTGGCGTGGCTCTTCCCAAGGGCACCAAGACATGGGTCGAGTGCCAAGATGCCGGTGACGATTACCCAACGTTCAAACGTGACCAACAATTTGACGTTAGTGCACCTGCGGGTCACCACTTTGATGTCGTGCCATGGCCGGACCGCGAAACCGGCAAGCCTTGGACCACCAAAGAAGGCGACGTATTCTATGGTCTCGTACTCAAGCGAGACTAAGAGTGGGGCCTTCGGGCCTTACTTGGATACACTATCATCAAAACGGACTGTAAGCTACGTGTGTGCGCTAACCAGCGTCCATGCGTAGCTATTTCGTATCAGATTAAGGGGCTACCTAACCTCAGTACTACAGACTATAATCCTTTTCATTCATCCAACCATTCTTACCATGTGGACATTAGACTACGTAAATGACCTCATTGCAACTCAGCAATGTCTCATTGCAGACAAGGACGCCTTCATTCGTGAGGCTGACTTCAATCGTGACCTTACCGAGTGTGTCAAGTCACGTGCCTTTCAACTTGAGCGACTAACCAAGCTCGAAGAGATTCGTACAGAGATGGAAGCATGCAGTGCTACTAACTGTATGAATGACTACATCTCACAGAAGGCTTACGTGTATACTCTCATTCAGGCTTACAAGGCTTGAGTGGGAGTATACTCTTCTCTCTCTCTCCTATATGGTAGATGAGATGATTCCGCGATTCACTTTTCAATCCAATACCATGGCGACCAAGTACTCCTATGACTTCCTGGGCACCATCACGTCTCGTACGTGGTGTGCTGAGGAGGGACAATACATCGAGAAGATTGTAGGCAATGTCTATGACTTCACTCAACAAGAACTCCTGTCGATGGGCATAGTCCTAGACGAAACCTTTTAACCCTTTACCAAAACCCCTTTACCATGAAGAACACTTCCTCTTCTCTTATGCTGGTATACGTCCTCTTTATTGTGGCGCTGTGTACCGTGCTTCTCTCTTCCTGTTCAACATCGTCGCATACCTCTGCGTACAATCCGATGTTTGGCAATTCACAACACCCAGTTTGCGCAGCATATGACTAAGTTCCGTACTCCCGATCACCGGCTGCCAATCAGCAAGCTGAACTACAACAACCTCCTACCACCTATGACTAAGGAGGAGGCTGAAGCTGTACGCGCTGAGATTATGACACTCAGCGATGCACTGTACTCTACTCAAGTGAGAGAGCGCAGTCTCTATGGGATGCTCATAGGTTTCTTCCTAGGTGGCATCCTTCTTAACGCTTGCACGGTATCTCCTGTGCTCTACCATATCGCTGACTTAGGTTTCGATCTTGGTATTGCTGTGGGTTCCGTGTCTTCCTACATCGCATACCGCAAGCGCGTGTATGCAGAAAATGCCTACTGGAAAGCTGTCTTTGGCGACAACTACAGTGGTTAAGGGCGATATTGGGGCTGGGCTTCGTGCCTGGCCCCTTTATCATAATTTTATAGCATGGAATTAAATCAGTACACCTTGTACTTCTACACTCGCTACGGTCAGAAGTACTGTACACCCAGCGTCGATGTGGCATTCAACCGCAACATGTCTGGAGAAGTAACTCAAATAACCTATGAGCAATCCGAACGATAATGATGTGTACCCTACCTACAGTGGTGAGGTATACTTCACAGTCACGCTACAGTGTGACGACATAGAAGCTACCGACATTGACTCTCTGACCTCAGACTTACGTCGAGGACTAGCCGCTAAGCTTGAAGGCTTTCCCGTGAGTGTCGTTGTCGAAGATCATGACCTGTCTATCAGCAATGAGGAAGAGGACTTCATGTCCAAAGCCGACCGGCTATACGAGCAGAAACATGATAAGTGATGGGAGCCAATGCCAAGACATCGGGCAAGTGGGCTTCTAAAGAAACATGGAAGGTTGTCCTCATTCACAATGAGAAGGGGACACGCATTCCATTCTATAGCCACACAGGATGGGCAGCTCAACGAGAAGCTCGTCTACACATGAAGGCTAACAGACTCCCGGTTCATGACTA